ATAGCGACTAATACAAGAGGGTTAACAGCAAAAAACTCCGAATCATTAGCTATAGAAATTCTAGAGTATCCAAGTGCACCAATAATACGCGCGTTTACATTATCAGGTAGTAATTATTCTCCAAGTACACCAATAACTACAACAATATCTTTACCTTATAAAACCACACTCTCGTCTTTTCAACACCTATATGAAAGTGATGTAATATTAAATATTAGAGATTCCTGGACTAATAGACCTCTTTTTCCACAGCCTTTGAGTTCGGAGTGGGTAGTAGATGGCATCTCTGTACCAAGTACAACAAATACTGTAACATTTTTATCTTCTACAGCAATACGTGATTGTCTGGTGCAGTTTTCTATTAGCGCGCAAAACTATAGTGGTTTGCAGAAATATAGAAGCTCTCCTAGATTAGTATCTCCTACAGTAGATGCTTTAGCTTTAAATATTTCACAAAATATTTTATCAAGAACAACTAACTTACCAGGTGGTTCAGCTAGCATGAACGCCTTTTCAACTAAAAATCACACTACTAACACGTATGTACGCAATCCAGATTTGTGGTGCGGCGCTAATCTTTGGACTGAAGATCTAACACCTCAATTTACTAGTTGCGCAGTCTACAAAACATTCAGTTACGAGTCATATGGTGGTGTTTTAATAACGCCTAGACATGTCCTGTATTGTAAACACGCGCACCCACAGGCAAAAGGTACATGGTCACCAAATCTAAATCAGTCGTGTGATTTAAGGTTCGTTACAACAGATAATGTATCGGTAAGCTGTACACAGTTACATCAAGCAAGCTCCACGATCTACGATTTAGCTGTAGGTGTGTTGGATAGAGATATGGCAGAGCTAGGGTTACATATTTCACCAATATGTACACTAAAAATGACTGCAAACCCTCTTGTACAGTATGATATAGGTAATGCAAAAATAAACGCCTTAGGTACAATTTTACAATCCGCTTCTCCAGCATACTCAAACACACCTATTATAGCTATGTCACAAGGAGCAGGGAGAGCAACTAGTGCTATACCTCCTACACCGGTAGCTAAATACCCACAGTATAATGATATAATGCTGCACATAGCAACAAGTTATTCCACAAATAATTACTATCTTTCGAACTTTAGATACAGTGTATGGGACGGTGATTCTGGTACTCCGGTGTTCGTTATTATTAATGATACTGTCTACTTGCACGGTATTATGGTAACGCAAAATTTTGGCTATACTAGTTTAAATATAGACAATATTAATCAGATAATAGCTCAGGCTGACGCGAATGCTATAGCTATGGGTAGGTTAGCTGCACCTACGGGCTATACAGTTACAGATACAAATCCCGTTCCAATAACACAAACCTTAAATACAGTATATAGCTTATGATAAATTCACAAATAATTCCACCTCTAGGTTATCCGCTTAGCGATATTAATATTTTAAATACCTCTTTAACTAATAACGACCCAACTGCTATAGAGCCTTATAGTGGTGAGGTTGCTGAAGGCGACCTGTTGACTTTTAACCCCGGTGTGCATAGAGCTATTGTTACACTTAAGGACGACTATAGTTGTAGCTGTACTCTGAGAAACGAGCTAGTTGAATACTGCGATCATCTCGAAGACTGTCTAAAGGAACCTATATCGGAATATTGTTTTTATAAGAAAAGTAAAAATTTGTATTTTGAAATAACATTTGAACAAATGGTAGCTATTAGTAACCGCGATGACGTGGCGGATGTAAAGTTTGTTTACGATATTGATAGAAATATTCATTTAGCAGATGAAAGAGAAATATATACTGGAATACCTAAAAATAGATTTGGTACAGTAGGCAAAGTACTGCAAGAGAGAATTATTAGTTCAGCGTCAACTAGAGAGGATTATAATACTTTACAAATTCCTGTTTCGACGGAAAATAGTTCCTTTAGATTTGTTTTATCTGCTACTCTAAATTTTGATCTTATAAATACATATTGCCAGAGTCTATCAGAGTATATTAATGTTGACGCTGTAAATTACGGATTATATGTACATAATCACCCCTTTACAAAAACACAAAACGATATAACTAAAAAAGTTAAACACAAATACATAAACGATGGGTCAAATGTAGATGTTATTTTGCTCGACTCAGGTATTGATGCTACACATCCTGAATTTCTTAATGATCAGGGTGTTTCACGTGTTGTTTTAGAAGACTGGACACAGTATAAAGACGACAATAACAATTCAATAGTTAATACACAATCACCGGATTTTTATACTGATTATAACGGCCATGGTACTTTTTGCGCTTCTTTAATAGGTGGTAAAAATACAGGTTGGGCACCAGGCTGCAAGATCTACTCTATAATGTGTGTAGATGGTAGATCAGGTATAGTGTTTAGTTTAGAGCAAGCTCTCAAACTCGTTAAGGCCTTTATAAAGAAGAAAAAAGATCAGGGTATTAATAGACCAACTATTATTAATAATAGTTGGGGGTATACGAATACAAATCATTGGGTTAAACAACCAACACTTATTAATTATTTTCCGACTTTTTTAGAAAATAGAGGAACAAATGCACTAACCACCGCTATCTTATCAGTTAACACACTAGTCGATGAAATTATTGCTCTTGGTGGTGTTATGGTATCAGCTGCTGGTAATGCGAACCAAAGACTACCTCTTACGAAAGACGCAGCAACTTATAGTTTACTAATAGCAACAAATAACAGTGGCGGAACTGTGCTAGCTATGCGAAGTCAAAACACAAAATTCAAAGAGAACCTAATTAATACCGGATTCATCAACGGACTTAAAGATCGCCTCGGATCTAATAGCGGGCTTTACGAATATCTAACTAAAATTGGTTCATGTCCAAATACAACATTTCCTTATGAATCACAGCGGGAAAATCCTATGATTATTGTAGGTGATGCTCATCCACAACCCACAGGTAAAAATACTTACTGCCATCCAAATTACGTAATTAATGAGAATACAGGTGTGATTAATCCCGGTAAAAATTTATTTATCAAGTCAAACTATAGTAATTACGGCCCAGGTGTAGATTGTTTCGCTAGTGGTTATCATGTTATTGGTGCTCTATCTAAAAATGGTAGTAATTTTTCTCGTTATACTAGACTAACAGATCAATATGCAACAAACACCGGTACATCTTTTTCTTGTCCGCAGGTTGTAGGTGTTTTAGCTAATTATTTACACGACAATACTGCTGCTACACCTTTAGATTGTAAAGATTGGTTGTATAATAATTGTCTATCTGGCCAAATAGCAGAGTTTGATAACACAAAGACTAGTATTGACAAACTGCATTATTTTCACGGCACAGATACTCAGAATATTACATCTTACGAAACACTAGCGATACAAGTAACGAGCAATTATTTTGATGAAGCTTATACAAGGTATGGTTATAACCGAGTGGAAATTTTAAGCTCTTATAGTACAAAAGATAAAAATTACATCAATTTCAGTGGTGGTTTTTGCTCTATTTTTGATAATGATGAGTATGTATTCTTACCACTAGATCATAGATATACTTTCGATCAGCCTTTTTTTGGACTTACAAATGAACTAGCGGAAAAATATTCTAGTGCTGCAGGTATAAACACAACTGGAAACACTAACGAATTAAGTCATAATTTTAATTTATTATCCATTCATCCCGATTATATAGGAAGTGGGTTAAGCGGTAGATTGACAGACTCTAGATGGCTTAGTTACTTAACAACACCTCTTGGTAGTTTACCTTATTATTATTATGCTCCAAGCGCAGCTTTAGGAGATTACGATTGTGATATTTCGTTTTTAAGTAGTTATGGCAATCTTGCACCTACAAAGGTAGATGTCTTTAAAAAAACTCATAACGGACTACAGTATTTTACAACTATTGATCACCCATATAATATTACAAAGGATGGTAATTTAGCTTGCAATAGTTATAATTGGGTTTCAGTTAATTTGCTTGGAGAATTAAGGAAAAAAGACCCTAACACGCCTTTCTCTAACTTTATCTTTAAAACACCAACGGGTTGTAGTTTTATTGCACCTTTGAATACGACGCTTAGACAACCTCGTCCTACAGCTAATAACTTTAACTATAATCCTCGTGCAGGTAATGAATCCAAAGGCAACAAGCTCATACTAACAGACACTACAGGGCTTATTTTTGTGTACATAATATCCGAGCAAGGGTTCACGCATGTGCAAACCATATCTTCTGTTGTAGAAAGTGAAGATGTTTTATATATTAATCGTAATAAAGATCTTTTTCCTATGTATATATACGGCGCGACATTATCAAATAATGGCGAATATTTGGCTGTTGATACACGAAATGTTACACTTTGTTCCTATTGCACACAAAATCCTTATTTATCGGGTAATTCTATAACTATAGGATATAGCAATGATGTACAAAATAAAAATAGTGTTGCAAGTCTAACAGGTATACCATTAGAGAATGATATAATACCGACCTTACCTGGTAGCACACAGTTATATAAATGGAGTGGCACGCAGTATGTTTATTTAAGTACTATAGTACCAAAAGGTCACTTAAAATATATACCAGGAGGTAGTATAGATCTTCCTCTGATAAAAGCGCCAGTGCGTGATGATGGCTTTGAAGGATTAGTATCTATTGATACTATAAAAAATGATTATTTAAGTGCGTACACATCCTACAACCTCAACGCATATACAAATTTTAGAAGTCGGTTTGATGAAAACAATAATTTACTTATATTCGATGCAGATTCTATAACTTCAAAATTTATTTCTGTTTCAACTTTTGATGACGGGATTATGGAAATACCTATACTTAGAGCTCGCGGTGGTACAAATCAAGTTGAAGTATATAGTATTGATAATAACACTGTAAGTTTTGTTTTGAGTAGTGATCTCAGGAATATTTTTTCTTCTAGATCGCTTAAAAACTCTTATCTATTTTTATCGAGTTTCTATATGAATCAATTTTTGCGTATAGACTTAAAAGATAATGCTGTACTGTCTGGCTCTCTCGTATATAGTGATGATCCATTCCAAGAAACTTATAAGTCAGGTAGTATTTTCGGTAACCATCGCATTAAAAAAGACAATAATCGTTTATATACAACACTACCTTTACCGCAACTTGTTACTAGTACATCTAATACGGGGTTGAATCCTAACGGTACGGTTGTTCCGATAATAACAAGACATATTGTCGAAAATATTGGAGATATAAGTAACTACCCGTGGTTGGTAAAGCATAAAAATTATGATACAAATAATATAGTTTATAATACTTTACCGGTTGATCTTAATAGTTTACGTAGTACTACTTCTCTCCCTTCCTTCTCTGCTCATGGGGGCAATGGTAGTATTATAATTTATGCAGACGAAGAAGAAAGATACAAGTACCCAGTATATTTATCGTTCGACTCTACGAGCACTTCTATAAGTTCCTATACATGTAAATTTAAGGAATTATCAGGTGATTACTTTGATAAAAAATATTGGAATCCTTATCAGGCGCAGCCCTTACCGTGCAACAGTATTTTAGGTGGTGAAGAGGTTGTCTTCAGCGATGGTAGACAGGAAAGACCTATACGTGTAGATTTTATACGTACACACGAGAGCGGTAAAAAAATAGCAATAGATCAAGGTAGAGGCCTAGTGTATTTTCTCACGCCAGATGCGAATTCTCCTCACGGATTTAAAACTTTTACTATTTTTCATGGGTTTACGGATTTATATCCATTTCATTTTAATAGCGTTCCTACTGAAAATGGGCTTTATACACCGATAGCAAAAGCACTTGACAGCATAATTATACCAAACAATAGCTGTACACCGATAACTATCCCTACGTACGCGTTTTTTAATACCGAAGATACAATAACTGTCGCGTATCAGTTTCATAGTAATGAGCCTCATGCTATGCCTAGTCCGCGATCAGGTATCCAAGGCACCCTGGCTATCGAACTATTTAAAACAACTTTCGTTACATTTAAAATAGATTTAGATTATGAACACGGTGAAACAAACATTACAGAAGATCATGTAAAATTCAATCAACATATCTTCCTACAAGGCCATAACATATATGATTCACCTAACCTACTTCTACAATCTTACCCAAGAAACTACATTGTAACTACTGATGAGGGTAATACAATTGACTACGATGGAAGAACCTATAACAAGGTAGGAGTTACACCGTACCCAATAACTTAATAATAACTACCGTATATGTCGTTGTTATTAATATTCATATCTACAACCTTTTCCTTCGATTCAATATTGATATCAAAGTTATAGGATTTAGCTTCTGATGCGCTTACACCAGGTATAGTTGAAGATATTGTACCAGAGAACGAGCTTTCGTAGACTTGTTGATTCTGCTTCTCCCCAGATAAGCCAGGCTCGAACGAGTGCTCGTAGCGTTTCGCTTTTACACGATATACATAGTGTCCGAGAAGGGGGTTTAATGAAGCAATATCTTGATCGACTCTCTCAGTAATTTCAAACCACTTTGATCCTCTACCATTAGGTCTATCACAACCAAGAGCAGTGAGCTCAATAACATCTCCTGATTTAGGTTCTATGACTTGATTGAAAGATGCATAATCTACCAAGCTACTCATAGTTGCAGTGAAAGTATTAATATGTAAATAACCAGTTAGCTCGTCATCTGATGCAAAACCAAATTTTGAGAGGTTAATTGCATTTTCAGTAAGCTCAATATACATTTGCAATTCAAACGGACCTTTGAATATCTTAGTAGGTTCTTCCCCGTAAAATAAATCCGCTGAAAGCGTATTAAATGTATTTACATAGTAGTTAATGGGTACACCATAGCTGTTAATTAAATCACTGTACGATTGCTCATAAATGAGCTGCTCGGCTTGAAAGTTAGAAGGATTAAAAAACTGCGCGCAACCTGGAGCAGCAACGGCTGCAAAAGTTTCAGCAGGAGAGCATTGTCTGTTAGGATTACATTGCATTCTGTTTACGGCGCTTGAGTATTGCACATGGTACACCTTCTTCATCTTCGAACATCTCTGCTTCTACATTAGAATTGCCAAGTATCTTTGTTCCTGGTTCGAAGTGTGTATCGTAAGTATTGAGTAAAGCTGTTAATGGACTACCTTTAAGAGATACATTATCAGCACGACCAGAAGTTATATTATCAATAAGAGGATGTTTGTGTTTATATTCCTTATTTACATAATTAATATTTTTGCGCGTACCGGGATCGACGTGTAGCCTCTTACCGTTTTTAGGGTTCGGATTAGTAATCGGGTTGCCCTTAAAGTATTCCAAAAAGTATTTTTTAAAATCAACCATTTGTTAATATTTAATAAAAAAACCGAGTAGAACGCATTCTACTCGGTTTTAGTTATTTTTTTGAGTTTATATTAGCGTTGAAAAGCTCCTTGACCGGTTTTAAGATTGCCGACCTTGTTGTTTTTACCCATATCTGGCTGCTTTGCATTTACAAGAGCGTGGCCGTGGTCACCATCGTTACCAACTTTGTCTGTTGAAGCTGAGCTAGCAGAACCACCAACAGGCTTAAGGTTACCAACTTTGTTGTTCTTGCCGTGATCAACGGTCTTTGACGCAGCGGTAGCACCACCAAGGCTTTCTTCGTCTTCTTCAAGATCGCTACCACCGAACTCGTCTTCACCGCCCATTTCATCTTCGCCTTCACCTTCACCTTCATCAGCACCTTCTTCTGCAACAATTGCACCAAGTACTTCATAAAGTTTCATTGCGGTTTCACGATCAAGCTTAATGGTTACTTCATCTTCACTACCCATCTCTTCATCTGGTGTAGCGTCGTCAAGACCAAGTGAATCAAGCTCTTGTGCTTCGTCTTGTTCACCACCGAACATTACGTTTTCGTAAAGTGTGTCAAATATAGATTTTTTACTCATAAATTTATTTAAGCTCTTTTGTGCTATTTTTCTACTTTCTTCGGTAATTTCTTCTTCATCTTCTTCATTTTCATCGCAACTGCAATCAGGTTGCGAGAGATTCTTAATATTATAGAGATTGTCTTCAAGTTCCTTTTTAGACATTTTCTTTCTATCTATTTTAGAAGCTACATAACCTGCTGTTTCTTGAGGCCCGCCCTTAACGAGTGGCGCTTCCCCAATCTCTTCTTTTACCTTAGATTCACGTATAATGTTTTTCTTCACATCATTGAGAATATTACCGTATATATCACCAAGACTATTAAGGTCTTTCTTTTTTGTAGTAGACATATAATTATTTATATAAATGCCCGCTAAATCTACAAAAAATGAATTTTATCTAGGTAATCCTAACTTACCTAATAAACACTGGAAAGGTGAATACACAAAGGAGATGGTAACACATCTTAAAAAGAGTAAACAGAATCTCTTACACTTTGCAGAAAACTTCTTCTATATTATCGACCCTGATGCTGGTAAGGTGTGTATTGAATTATTCCCGTATCAGAAGAGATGCTTAAGAACAATTAGAGATAATAGAAAAGCTATATTATTAGCTAGTAGACAGGTTGGTAAAACAACAGTGCTTACAATCTATGCTCTCTGGATTGCGTGCTTTAATGATTATCAAAATATTGTTATTGTTGCAAACAAAGAAGCAACAGCAATAGAAATTTTCCGGAGAATACGATTAGCGTATGAAGAGCTCCCCAACTGGATTAAGCCAGGTGTTAAAGAATACGGTAAAACATCTTGTGAATTCGAAAATGGTTCTCGTATAGGTATTAGTACAACAACAGGATCGGCAGCTCGTGGTGCTTCTATTAACTGTATTATTATTGATGAGATGGCGTTCATTGAGCCTGAGTCAATTCTCGAAGATTTCTGGAGATCAGTGTTTCCTACTATTTCAAGATCTAAGAAATCAAAAGTTCTAATAGCTTCCACGCCTAATGGTACGGGTAACTTGTTTCATAGATTAGTTGATGGAGCTGAAAAGAATGAAAATGGCTTTGTATACGAGAGAGTTATATGGTCGGAGGTTCCAGGTAGAGACGAGAAGTGGAAACAAGAACAGCTTAAAGCTCTCGGTAGCATGGAGTCTTTCTTACAGGAATATGAGTGCCAGTTTTTATCACTAGGTGATTCTTCTATTGACGAAGAGCTGTTCTACGAGTTATCACAAAAATGTACAGAACCTAAAATTGTACTTGACGATGGACACTATAAAATATGGGAAGAACCTGATGCATCAAGATTGTATGTAGCTGGTGTTGATATTTCTGAAGGTGTTGGTATCGATGCTAGTGTTATACAGATTTTCGATATTACAGATCTCAAAGCAATAAGACAAGTTGCTGTTTATCATAATAGATTGATTCCGCCGCTAGAGTTTGCTAATAAACTATATTCTATATTAAGAAACTGGGGTTCGCCTTTAGCTCTCATTGAACGCAATAACTGTGGTGCGCAGGTTGTTGATAGATTAGCGTTTGATATGGGTTATGAAAAGGTTGTATCATATGGCGCTAAAGTAGCTAATAGAACAACACCCCAAATGGGTATGATAGCTCATACTAATACAAAATATAAGGGTGTTATTAATATGCGCTATTTCTTAAATGAGATAAAGGTTGTTGAGTTTAGAGATAAAGAGACTCTCAAAGAATTCAAAGACTTTGTACGTTATCCGAACGGTATTTGGAAAGCTAAGAGCGGATCACATGATGACCGCGTAATGTCGTGTTTATACGCTCTCTACATACTTGAAAAGGAACTTACAGAGCGTTATTTTGATATATTAGAATTTGATGATCAGGGTAAACCAGCAGCTATAGAGCAAATGGATTTTGGCATAGCAATGTTTGAGAATCCCACATCTATATATCTAGACAATGAAATTGTTGGTCATAATACACACACTATACCGGCTATTGTTTTTGGTATGGGTGAGGTAGATAATGAAAGTGATATTACTGAGTTAGAAAGCGAGGGCTGGCAGCGGCTATATTAAATATAGGTATGGCAAGTAATGAGTTACAACAATCGTTTTTGAATAAGTCACGTGTTGATAAGTTTAAGCTTGTCTTTACTCTACCAGTTGCTTTGAGACAGATTAATACACATACAGAACGAAATAATAATACAGTTATAGAGAATTCAATGCAATTTTCTATTTACGGTACGGTTGTTCCGGAAATTCAAGTACCAGCTTTAGAGATTAGATATTCTGGTAGTACACTATATAATTCTACGCACTCTAAAAACCCATATCCTCCTGTAACGGTTAATTTTACAATAGATAACCAATATAATAACTATTGGGTAATATATACATGGTTAAACCTAATGCATGATGAAAGTTCTGGTACATTTGATAAGAGAAATCTTATTACAGATGATAAGTTCAAAGACTATCAAACAGATCTAATGATATATGGTTTAGATGAGTATGATAATAAAAGAATTCAGTTTACTTACACAAAAGCCTTTCCTACTATACTTGGTGGAATAAACTATAACTATAGAGAATCAGATGAAATCCAATCGTCCTTTACCTTTGTTTATTCGCAATTACATACTAAACTAATTAATTATTAATAAAAAGTTTCCGAAAAGCCATAAATAATTTTATGGCAAAGCGCATTATACAATCACCTGGTGTTGAAATCCAAGAAATAGATCTCTCGTTGAGACTACCTACACCTGCTGGAACCACAGTTTATGCTACTGGTTTCTCAGATCAAGGCCCTACTGACGAGGTCATTGGTATTTCAAGTCTAGCAGAATTCGAAAATATCTACGGCAAACCAAAATCGCCTGCAGAGAGATACTTCTACCACACTGTAAAAGCTACTCTCAACTCGCAAGCTAAGTTGCTCGTTAACAGATTACCTTACGGTAGTGATAGTGGTCAAGGATTTGGATCTTATGTTTCAGTCCTTGCTTATCCTGTTGCACCTGTACTTCAAGGCTCAGTTAGCGGCACTGAAGGTACATTTGTGAGCACAACTTCCGCAGGTATGACATACCTCGTTGGTAAGCCAACACAATTTAACATTACCTCCGAACAACATCTCAAATTAATGAGCGGTGAGTTGTTCGATTGGAGCAGCACTCCTGGTACATCCTTCGACAATATCAGCGCTCTTGGTGGTGCAGGTATTATTGTTGTTAATAAAGGTCAGACAGTAATCGACGGTAAGTTCAACGGCTACTATGTTGGTCTTGCAGATAACACCAATATTAACCCTGCCACCGACTACGATGCAATCAGAAGTGTTTACACTGTAACACAATCCGCTGCACCGACAGGATTAACAAGCTTTGTTAATATTCCTGCTAGCAGATTTGACTTTGCTCTTTCAGCTTCTTCCGCTGCAGGTAGCAATCCTAAGAATGATTCAATCTCCCAAATCATGGAAGAGAAAATCACAGGATTTGATACCAGCACAAGAGCATTCGACGATACACTTAACTTCGGTCTATTCAAACTTAGACAATCAGTGTTTACAGACGACGCTAACAAACTTGGTGCTATTATCGAAGAAGGCTTCAACGGCTCGATCGGTTATGGTAGACAAACAATGGATCCGCGTGGTGGTGAGCCTGTTAACTTCTTCTTAGAAAACGTTGAGAACAATTCAAGAAACACTGAGCTTCTTGTTAACCCATACATCTCAAATCAATTCACGGGTATCCAACTCAATGACGATGGTACACCGAAGAATAAAGTTAGAGTTATCTCTAAGCAACTCGAAACGTTTGTAACAACATCCTCCCCTGCTTCAGCGGTAGCGATCGTTGGTTGTACATATAGCTCGTTGACAGCGGCTGCTAACTCAATTGGCTACGCTGATGCTCTATTCCCTCTTGGTGCATATGGTGAATCTAAGCTCAATGAAAAAGTAATCGGTAATGTACCTGGTAAGCTTTCAAGAGCTCTTGAAAGAATCAGAAACGCTGATATCTTCGATATCGACATTATCGCTGAAGGTGGTCTTGGTACTGTTTGGACTTATACAAATACCGCTGCTAACTCAGCATATTTCGATGATACCAAAACAACACCTGCTATTGAAGCTCTTAGAACAACAAGTGAGTTGGACAATACAGCTGCAAGAGATGCTTACAATGCAATCTTCACTAAGTTCACAACATTCGTTGGACCTATCAAAGACGGTGGCCGTGGTGATATGATCTTCATCGCTGACCCAATCAGACAGATCTTCGTAACAGGTAAAGATAGCAAGATCATCAATGATAACTCAAAGAACTTCTCAAGAGACATTTATTGGGCTCTAAGACATCAGTTCTCAATGGGTAACACATCTTACGCTGCTGTGTATGCTAACTACCTCAAAGTATATGATGACTTCAGCGGTCTTTATGTATATGTTCCACCTTCTGGTTTCGCAGCCGCTAAGATGGTTTCAACTGACTCGCTCGTTGGACCATGGGGTGCACCTGCAGGTCTTAACAGAGGTCTTGTTGGTGATGCAATCGACGTTGCATTCTCACCGAACCAAAGACAACGTGATGATCTCTACACGATCAGCATGAACCCAATTACAACATTCCCTGATCAAGGTATTGTAATCTTCGGTCAAAAGACACTTCAGAAGAAGCCAAGTGCATTCGATAGAATTAACGTAAGAAGAAACTTCTTATATCTTGAGAAAGCAACTAAGTCGGTAATGAAATACTTCATCTTCGAGAATAACACACTATTCACAAGATCACAAATCATTAACACCCTTAACCCGTTCTTCGAAAGAGTTAAAGCAGATGACGGATTATATGATTACCTCATTGTTTGCGATGAACGTAACAATACTCCAGAAGTTATTGATAATAACGAACTTATTGTTGATATCTATCTCAAGCCAGTTAGAACAGCTGAGTTCATCAGAGTTAACTTCTACGCAACAAGAACCGATGCTAGCTTCGCAGAACTAGTTGGTAGCTAATTAAACAAATAAACGGCTCCTCGAAAGGGGAGCCGTTTTTAATAAAAACAACTAACCCCGACTAAATAATTATATGCCAAACTTACAGAACATCGAAAAATTCTACTCACGCGCTTCTACAAGAGATTTCTCAAGAGATTTCTTATTCAGAGTCAAGTCGCTTAACATCCGTGACCTTGTTATGGGTGATGACGATCTTGTCTATGTTAAAGCAGCACAATTACCAGGCAGAACTGTAACAAACGTAGCTGTACCATATATGGGTCTTAACTTCAACGTCCCAGGCGGTGCAACTTACCCAGGTTCTGATTCTTATGCCTTAACATTCTATCTTGATGCTGGTAGCGTATTGAGAGAGCGCTTCGAAGTTGCTTCACGCACACTTTTCGATGACGATTCTTCAACCGGTAGATACGGCACACCAAACACACAAAACTTTATTACTCTCGTACAACTAAGAAAAGATCTTAACGAGTTACGTGAATATAAACTTGTTGGTGCTTCACTTCGCAACATCAATGCTATCGATTATCAGATCGCTTCTGGTACAGGTAACACTGTTGAAGTAGGTGTCACACTTGCTTACCACTACTACGAAATCGGTAGTGGCTCTGGTGCATTAGCCAACGAAGGTGGAATTTAATATTAAGGTTTAAAAGTTAAAGCAACAAAAACCCCGGGGCATTTCGCTCTCGGGGTTTTTGATTAAATACAAATATGGCTGGTATAGGTACGCTGCGCGATGATTTAGCACAAGACGGGTTTTATGAAGCTCGTCTTGATTTCCCTGAATCCAAAAGATACAGATCGAGATCAGTGCGCGACGACTTAGAGAAAGATGGGTATGATGTTAAGCTCGATCTACCTGAACCTGCAACTTTAATAGGACCTGGTGGAGGAGGTAATGGACCTCGAGCAGCAAGATTAGATAGACAAATAAAATGGGAGAACGATCTACCTCTAAAGTTTCTTTGGACGATTAAATTTTCAGCGAGAGACGGTCAAAATAATGCTCTTGGAAATAGGATAGAGAAAGTAATAAAAATGTACGAAGCTCGGTCGACAGGCAAGTGGCCTGTTCAGAAAGATATAATAGAGCGTCAATCTCATAGCAAATACGGGTATCTCTTCGCAACTGCAGTTGCGTTTCCTGGCGATAGCTTTGCAATAATGGAACAGCCTTTTGAAAACACAGGTGGCTTTATTCCTGCATATGTTGGGGGACAGCGTACAGGTTATGGTAGTGGAAATAAGTTAGATATTACTTTCTTTGAAACAAATAAAGATATTTTAGATTATTTTATTAGACCATGGATAATCGCTAACTCTCACCTCGGTTTAATTGAATTAGGTGAGGGCAACCCAACAGATATAAAATGCCATATACAAGTCTGTTTTTATACACGTGATAAAGCTTCCTATGAAAGAAAAAACGAGGATGCTTTTTCTGGTAATGTAAAAGAGTTTAGAACAGTAATGCAATTAAGAAAATCTATGCAGTTCTATAATTGTGTACCCTTTAACATTGCTGGAGATCAAATAAGTTACGGTGAGCTTAGTTTTTCAGATGTAAGTAAAATAGTTTCATTTGCCTTTTCGCATTACGAGATAGATAATATTGAGAACATGCAAAGATAATGAAGGATTTTACCTTAAAACTTACTTTACCAAGTGGTCGAACAATACGCATAAAAGAAATCTCTAACAGAGTATACTTTAATATTTTAAAATTCTGTGAAAACCAAGACTACGAGGGGTTAAATTTATACCTCGAGGATATTATTTTCAGCGAATATAAAGAAATCGATATAATCGATAGACTTTATATAATGTTGTATTATAGAATGCTTTTTGTAAGCGAGAATATTGTCTTTAGCTCGGATAGCTTACAAGGTAAATTTAAAGAAGTAAAATATAGCTTACGAACTATTCTTGAGAAGATAGAAGAACAATACGAAGATCACACTCTTGTTATTAAGGATAAAGAAATTTCCGTAACTCTCGGACTACCCAATACAATGTTTTTTGGAACTGTCGATGATGTTTACGGTTCAATTATAAAGAGTGTAACTTATCAAGGTAAAACGGTAGATCTAAATACGATTTCTACATCAGAAAAAATAACAATAATAGAGCGCTTACCGCTTAGTGTATTTACTGAAGTACAAAAGTATACAGAGCGACTCTCGCAGACACTGAGTAAGTTCGTTTTAATTGAAGCTAACGAGGAGTTTGATATCCAACAACATGAAATTAACATTATCTCTAATGGCTTAATGATGTTTATTAGTTCTCTTTTTGGCGGGGGGCTTAACTCCTTTTATGTAACGATGTTTAGTTTTGTTAGTAAGTTACAAATGGATTCAGAGCTATTCTTTAATATTACACCTATCGAAATGCGTGTTATATTTAATATACATGCTGAAGAGGTAGAAGAGCAACAACGGAGAGAGAAAGAAAATAGTAGGCAAATGTAGTTGCAAACCAATGCTAGGAGCTTAAATTAATATTGTGAGTGATATTAAGCAATTTATTCAGCAGTTGGAAACCATTACCGATGGTGAAGTAGTAGATATTTTCATCCCCTCAGTAAAGAAAAAGGGTAAGTTTCGAGCACTTACCGTTAAACAACATAAAGACATTATTAAGACGGTAATGGAAGGTTTTGATGGTAGCATTAAGACACCAATTACCTTTAATAACATTCTCAAAGAAAATGCTATCGATAAAGGTCTTGAACTTAAGCTTTATGATCGCAACCACATTCTTGTTGAATTACGTAAAGCTACAATTGGTGAGTCGGTAAAAATTGGTGATACAACCTACGACCTCAAAGAACTACCAAAATTTAACTTTGAATTTGAAGGTGAACCAAACATCGAATATAAAAATATCTCCGTAGAGATGGAGATTCCAAGCTTAGAGAAAGATACACAGATTACTGAAAAAAGTATGTTTGAGTTTGGTAAAATCTCCTCTGAAGAGAAGAAGGTTAAGGACTCTGTGAATATCTTACTTACTTTCGAAATTATTAAATTCATTAAGCAGGTAAAAATTGGTGAATTGGTACTAAGCTTTGATAAGCTCAGCTTACACGAAAAGAAGAGTATTGTTGATGCTTTTCCACTTAAGCTTAATAATAATATTATTGATTTTATCTCTAAGTACAAGGAATATGAGCAATCACTACTCACTTTTGGTGACGGAACTAAGCTTACAATTGATGCTAGTTTCTTGACCAGTGAATAAATATATGTGTGGCTGATAATCCAAACGACCAAATTTTACCACAGATATTAGCTCTTCTCGAAGGCGAGAAAGATCTGGAACAACCTTCAAATGCTGCTCAAACCGAGCAGCATAAAGGTATTATAAAAGATAGGACGGAGAAGCCAAAAGAAAAACCCGCTTCTCTAACTTCCAACGAAGAAGGTAGACTTAAAAATATTGGTGTAATACTCGCTAATACTATTGGTAGAGAGTTACAAATTGGTAAATATAAGCCAGGTCCTGAGGCTGGTCGTCTCAAGATGGAGCAAACAAAGGTAGGCTCTGCGGTTAATGTTCCAAAACCACCGCCTGCACCTACAGGACCTGCTAACAGTATTCTTGATCTATTAAAGAATTTAGGTTGGATGGCTCTACTCGGTGGTATAGCTGCCGCTGCTGCTGCACTGTATGATAATTTAGGTGCTCTTGGTAGAGGTCTAACTAAAATAGCTCTAAAACTTGCACCTTATATAGGTAAGCTAGCTAGGTTTGGCGGTAAGATTATTAGAGGTATAGGTATGTTAGCGAGTGGGCTAGGTAAACTTGTAACATCTCTTAGTGATGCGTTTAAATATTTTAAAACAAAGGGTATAGCGGGGTTTCTTGATGATCTTAAGATGAAGTTTCCCAAGACATCGCAGTTTGTTGATGATACACTTAAGCTTTTCGATGATTTTAAAAACTGGTTTAAAAATTCCTGGTTCGGAAAAACTTTAGATAACATTAAAGCAGCTATTAAGGCTAGATTTAAAGGGCTGTTTGTAATGAAAGTAAAAACAGCATCAGGAAAAGAACTAGAGCTACTTACAGGACTTGGTGCGAAGGTTGAAAAAATAAAAGATTGGTGGAAAAACACTGTTGGCAGGATATTTGATCTAAAATTCCTACAAAAAGCTGAAAAGGCTGGTGATGCCGTAAAAGGAGCTAAAGATTTAGGTAAATTTGGACAAGCGGTACAACGCGTTATAGGTGTTGTAAAGGGCATAGGCGGCTTTGTAGGAAAAATAGTCGGATGGCTAAAGAGCGGCTTTGGTGCTTTAACGGAGATCGGTGGAACAGTAGCAAAAGTATTGGGTAAGGGTAAAGGCGGTGGTATACTTGCTAAAATGCTTGGTGGTGCGTTTAAGCTTATAGGTAAAATGCTACAGCCTATACTTAAAAAATTACCTGTTATAGGAGCTGTTATGAGTATAGGTTTTGCCTGGGCAAGATTTCAAAAAGGCGAAACTATACCCGCAATACTCGAACTAATTTCAGGTATCTTATCCTTTATACCTGGTATTGGTACTGTTGGTTCTATTATCATTGATGGTGCATTAATGCTTTATGATATGGATAAGCAGAAGAAGGAAGAGGCTGCTAGTGGCATAGAACCTAAAGAAGGGGGAGGTATTTTTGGAAAGATTAAAAAATGGATGGGGGATTGGTTAATGCCTAAATTGAGATATCTACCTTTTATAGGAGCTATGTTTTATTACGCTGATGCTATTTCAGCATTTACCAGCGGTGATTTATTTAACGGGATAGACAATTTACTTAAAGGTCTTATTGCAACTGTTGGTGGTAAGGGTCTTGTTGATCTTATAAATAGCGCTTACCCGGTCATAAAAAGCTTCTTTACAGATGAAGAAAAAGCCGAGCCTGAGGCTAAGAGCGAAGAAAAGGGAGGTTTCTTTTCCTGGGTTAAAGATAAGTTTGCCGAGGCTATGGGGAACCGTGAAAAGCTAAGTAAAATACCTTTCATGAACGTATTCTTCTATGGTGCAGATGCGTGGAATGCTTTCAAAGGCGGTAAGTGGGGCGAAGGTTTCAAGTTTTTGGGTCTTGCTCTTCTTTCTGCTCTACCTATTACCGGTATAGTACAGACTATATCTCTTGGTATTAACTGGGTGTTATCATTCTTCGATGATAATAAAGACCAAGGTCAGCCAGAAGAAATGAAAAGTGACGGTGGGTTCTGGGACTCTATTAAAGGCGCATGGGAAGCTATAGGTGGTATTGTTGTTGGTGCTATTGATGCTATTAAAAATTGGATATCGGATACCATTAAGAGTATTACTGAGAAAGCTAAAGAGGTCCTTAATCCAATGAACTGGTTTGATGGTGAAGAAGAGGATGAGCTTAGCGATGAAGAAAAGCAACGCAGAGCCAAGAAGATGGGGTGGGATAACTGGGATCAATATAAAAAATCAAACTGGAAGAAGAATCCTGAAACGATGCCTGCGGCTCAAGCTGCAGCACCAGCTACTACATCTCTACCAACTAATACATCAGATAATGAAGAATTAATGCGCAGAGCTAAAGCAATGGGTTGGAATACTGCTGATGAGTATAAAAATTCAGGATGGAAAGAAAACCCTGCAATTGCTAAAGGTGCAGAAACTGCAGTTTCAGCAGTAGAACAAAATGCTAAGGCAATGGGCTGGAAAACTGTTGATGAGTATAGAAATTCAGGATGGAAACAAAACCCTGCAATTGCTAAAGGTGCAGAATCTGCTGAAGACCCTGTAGTCTTACGTAATGCCAAAGCAATGGGTTGGAACACCGTTGAAGAGTATAGAAACGCTAACTGGAAGCAGAACCCTGCTATGATAGCTGCAGTACCTGCAGCGTCTACAACAACGGCAAGCTTTACAGATACTACCGCAGCCGGAACTACACCAACTACAGGTATAGCGACTGCAGCACCTGGCTATGGCGTGGCTCCAGGGCAAGTTGCGCAAGGCTTCGCTACTGCTGCAGCACCTGCTACAACATATACACCAACTACTCCTTCTGCTCCGCTAAATCAAGATGTTAAGGCAAATATCGCCGCTGTTATGGAAGCAGTGAAAGCAAAAGGCTTTACAAATCCGAAGTATCTTGCTGCTGTTTACGGTAACGTGATGAAAGAAACAGGTGGTAAGATAATGGCTGAAAATATGAACTACTCAACTACGAGTAATGCTCGTATACGCAGTATTTTCGGTAGCCGTGTTGCGGGAATGACAGATGCGCAAATTAATCAAATCAAAAGCACACCTGAATCTTTTGGTAATGCAATGTATGGTGGCCATACAAGAATCGGTAAAAACTTAGGTAACGTTGAACCTGGTGATGGTTTTAAGTTTAGAGGTAGAGGATTTGTACAACTTACTGGTAGAGCTGCATACACAAAAGCATCAAAAGCAATCTTCGGTGATGATAGATTGGTACAAAATCCTGATTTGGTTCTAGATAGACAGGTCGGTGCTTTAGTTACTGCGTGGGAGCTTGAAGACAGAAAGAGCTGGGCAGGTAAGTATGGTATTGATTACAATAACATGACTCAGGAGCAAGCGAATATGCTTGTAACTAGTAAGATTGCAGGTACAAAGGTCACAAGAGGCCAAGGATATCTAGGTGGTCTTTTAACTAAGGTAGATCAATACTCAACACAATTTAACCCTGCAGATTACGCAGGTGGTTCTACAGCTGTAGCTGCTGCAATGCCATCAAACTTAGATACAATGGTACCAGCAAACACCAATACAGCTACTGGTGCTGCTACAGCAGGTATTATGTCTGCGCTAGGAATGCAAGCACCTAGTCAAAGCACTGCTCAATTCCAAGCACAGTCTATAAGCGTACCGAGTGCTGGCGGTCCAGTAACAACAACATGGACGGGTGGTGAGTCAAACTTCAATATTAATGGCGCTAACATGGGTCCATTAAACTCAGAGTTCCGTCGTCGTCTTGAAAGCATGGCTGCTGAGTATAGGCAAAAAACTGGTAAGAAAATTACTGTCTCTGGTCCAAGAAGTGCTTATAGAACATATGAGCAGCAAGTACAGATCTATAAAACAGCGAGACCGGGTTATGCTGCTACACCAGGCTCATCAAACCATGGTTTTGGTTTCGCTCTTGATATTAACACAGCCGATGCTAATAGAGCTGAAAGCCTGGGACTACTTAAAAAATACGGTCTCCATAGACCAATGATGTCGCCAAGATTGTATGAGCCTTGGCACCTCGAGCCAGTAGGTCTCGACAAATCAAAACTAGCACAATATCGTGCTCGTAAGGAATCTGGTAAGTTCTCAGGAGATCAACTTGCTTTCGCTCTAACCGGCGGAGCAGCACCACCGTATACAGAAGGATCATTTATGCCTGCTGGTTCTGTCGCTTCTGCTGCTACACCTACAACGGGCTCTGCAGGCACTGTCTTTAATACTGGTGCAAGTTCAACACCCGATTCGAGTGGCGGTGGGTTGTTTAGTGGTTTGACCAATCTATTCACTCCTTCTAGTCTCGGTACTTCAGCTGAAAGCGCTGGCGGCGGTATTTCTAACTTAAGTTCTTCTTCTACACCAGGGCCAATGTCTACAATGGGCGCTGAAAGTAATATAACAAGCAAAATGGATGATATCGCCTCCAAACAAATAAGTAAAGCAGACGAAGAAATAAACGTTCTTAAGGATATTGAGAAGAGTATTAAAGAACTTAACAAACAAATTAGTGCACTATCACGTGTTACTATAAACAACGTATCAGGCGGTGATGGTAAAACAAGTATTACTAACGCAAATATACCAGAAACAGACAAGAGACTTGAACCTCAAACGAGTGGTGGGTTTTTTGGCGGTAAGCTGTTTGGCTTTGCGTAACCCTTATAAATAATATTATGCCTGGTCCGTATTACGCTAAAGTTGGTAAAACAGTAAAAAGTACTACACTTATTAAGGGCGCAGGAACCTTACCCAATACCGACCCTGAAGTAGTGCTTGAATGTACACGTAAGCCCATTGATGTAATACAGGATTTTACATGGTCAGCGTCACATATTACAAGTGATACGATGAAGAAAATGCCCAAGGTTTTATTGGTAGAGAGACGACAAGAGCTGAACTCAACGATTTCATCTGCTCTTTATTATCTCAATGCTGTGCGTAAAGCTGGTAGTTCTCTCGGTGGTGATGCTCTAAATTCTATAAAAACAAAGCTCAATGCTCTGGTAGGTGGTGAAAATGTATCTAGCACTATATCAAGTACCGTAAAATCTATTAATAGCTTTATTGAAAGTAATGCAATTTCTTCAGACGATGCTGCTCTACTAAAATCTGCCGAATATCTTCAGTCGTACATGGGTATATATTATACTAAACCCACAGGTTTTAGATATGTCTTACCTTATTTCGGTGATAATGTAATGGATGCGCAAAACAGTTTTGGTGCCACGGCACAAGAGAAGACTGGTATCGGTACAGCTATTGAAACAGGTCAAGCTGTAGTTAATGAAATATCTTCAACCGTTAATCTCTCACAACCGGGGTCGTATATCGAAAGACCAAAACATTTCCAATATCCAACAGAAGGTAAGTCTGTTACTATAACCTTTCCTCTTGTTAATACGTTTAAAAGAAACAACTACCTCCCTTACCAGCAAAACTATGAGCTATTATGGATACTTGCGTTTCAAAATAGACCGTACAGAACATCATTTTCACGAATTTTACCACCGAAGATTTATACATTAACGATACCCGGACAAGAGTTCTTTCCTTATTGCTTTTTAAGTAATATGCAGGTAAACTTTAACGGCACAAGACGGTTACTACCTGTAACATTACCTTCTGGAACAACGCTCGAAACTACGATACCTGATGCTTATACGGTTTCTTTAACCTTTACTAGCTTACTAGCAAATATCGGTAATACAATGATTGCGAAATCTTTCGCTGAAAAAATAAAAACAGGCACTGCTTGATAAATCTTACGGATTATTATTATGAATTTTGACGGAAAATTACAAGACGAAATATTAGACTTACCACCTTTGGCTCGTGAGAGATATGAAAATATCTTTAATGTTTATAAAACAGTAAAAGACGAAAATAATTTTTATTATTTCTACAATATTTTAAATAAGGTAGTTATACCAGATTCTATTGATCAAGGTTTCTTTGATACAATAACGCTTAATAAGAAGTTACCTTGGACGACGCTCTCATACCAAATATATCAAACCATTAGTCTGTGGTGGTTGCTATTTTTAATAAATAAGCCCAAAAATATTTTTCTTGCAGAAGCAGGAATTGAATATAAGTATATACGTCAAGAATACATTGATCAAATCATAAACGATTTAACCGAACAGATAAATAAATGAGCGAACAGGCTAATATCGGAAATAGCGTTTATACCTTTAATTTCTCTATTGCAACCGGTAC